CTTTGGCTAACTGTACCTCAAGCTTACGAGCTAACGTAAATACAACTGACAGAGTAAGTGGGTCATAGTACTTCCGCAGACGCTCAATCTCGGCATCGCAAAGTGGAGTGGTTGACTGCGTGTCTTGGAAGAACTCTTCGGCTGGAGTCATGGCTCAAAATGGTTGTTGGTGGGTCAGAACGGAATGTCATCTTCAGGTCCAAGCGGATCGTTAGCTGATACCTTCTTCTGTTGTGGTTGTGGTCTTTGGTCTAAATCACTGTAGTTGCCAAGAATAGCTCCCTTCTTGCCTTCTTGTCTGGCTTGCTTAGATACAGACTGAACTATCATACCGTCATTGCCGTATTGATCGCGGCCAGCTTTGTTAGCTATCAATGCAATATCCAAATACGTTCCAGACTTACCTTTGAACAGGAATGTCTTATCAATCTTCGTAACGTCAATCTTGCCGGTTAACATGGTGTTTATGGTGTTTGATTGCTACCGAGGGTTAGTCTCTCAGGTTGTTTAGGCTGTTGCAACTCTTGTTTAGAGTTTCTTTTAACTATCGAAGTCTGCGTCAGAGAATCGGCAGAACTCTCCGTTGTAGTGGAGTTTTACGATACCGCATTCACCGTCGCGTTGCTTGGCAATGATGATGGAAGCTTCTCCTTTGGCTTCTCTGCGGTCTCGATCCAAGAGCATTACGCAGTCGGCATCACGCTCTAGCTGTCCGCTGTCCGCTAGATCGCTGAGGCGTGGAGTGCGTCCCTTCTCTTTTTCGTTCTCGCGGTTCAATTGAGCCAAACACAACATTGCCACTCCGGTCTGGACCGCAATGTCTTTGAGCTTACCAGAGACCTCTGCGACCTCATAGGTACGCTTTTCGGCTTTGTCTGCTGCTTTGACCTTCTGGATGTAGTCAACAATCACCAGCTTGACCCCATGCTTTCTGACCGCTCGACGGACGTTTGCGGTGATGGATGCAATGCTCTGAGAACTTGAGCCATCTAAGAACCACAATGGAGCCGCTGAAATCTTGCCGGTTGCCACAGACATGGAGCGCATATCACCTTCGGTAAGGTTGCCGCTCTTTAGGTTCTGCATCGAGACGCTTCCAATGGATGCAACAGAGCGTCTAAAGATCGCTTCCTTCGACATCTCCAAAGATATGAAGAGCGTCGGCACTTTGGCTCTGACCGCTGCGGCTTCGGCTATGGCTATGGCAATGGCTGTCTTGCCTACAGATGGACGAGCCGCAATTAAAGCCATCTCTCGGAACTGGAGACCGTCAGTCATTCTGTCCAGCCAGTGAAAGCCGGTTGTCACGCCGCTCAATGTACCTTTGCGAGAGAAGCGTTCCTGCATCTGGTCGATAAACGATCCTCCAACTTGCTTTGAGGTTGAGAGCGTCTCGCGGGATAGCTCAATGCTGAGGCTGGCTTCGGCATTAGAGACGATTTGATCTGGCGGGAGGGTCAGGACAGCGGACTCGCGTATCAAGCGATCTCCAGCGAATCGTAGCTGGCGACGATGAGCAGCTTCAATGACTCCCTTAGCATAACTCGGGAGGTTGGCTGGTGATGGGCAGACTTCCATCGCTTTGTTCCAGTCCTCAAACGGAATTGGCTGGTTACCGTTGAGCTTCTTCCACTCCTTTCCAAGCTCTTGGATGGTAGGAGTCCGGTTCTGTGCGACCAGCGATCTAATCGTCTCGTAGGTATCGCGGAGTGAATCGGTCTCGATCCACTCGCTTTTGACCTCAGCAAATGCATCGGAACAAGTGTCGATTGATCCCGTGAGACAAGCTCCAATCAGACCAAATTCGTCTTCTTGAGCGAAGAAAGGGTCGTTCATAGCGAATCCCTCCAGTCAATTTCCTTCTTCGTTCCAGATTGGATTGGAAGGGATTGTTGGCGTTCAATGTGTCGATCTTTCCATCCAGCAAGAGAGGCTTTCCAAGACTTCATTTTAGACCTTCCGACAATCCATCCTTTCGATTCGTAGTAATTTACAAACTTGGAGGCTTCGGATGTTGGTAGTCCTATTTCTAAGCATCGGTCTTCGACCTCTTTAATTGTTGGAGGCGCGAAGCGCGAGCGTTGCGGCTCTGACGCAATGCTCTTCTCTTTATTAGGAGATGGAGTAGGAGATGGAGAGCATACGTTTGGCATATCCGCTGGCAATGCGGTGGGATATGCGGTGGCATTGCCAACCCACCGTTTATTTGCGTTATCGGTCTGCTTTTTGCGATACTGCTCTTGTTTTTCTCGTTCCGCTTCCAATCGCTTGTTTCGATAGTTGCCGTCTGAATCAGTCTGGAACTTGTCTTGGCATATGCGGTGGGAATGCGGTGGCATACCAATGCATACTCGTTGGAAATCGTTTTCGCTCAGCGATCCTTTTGACCACTGGATGCAAAGAAGAGCAATGTAAGCTCCCCTTTCCTCATTGGTCATAGTAATCGTTCCAGCTAAGAAATCATCAGCGTAGAACTGAAACGCTGGAGCTTTACGAGTTTTCTTGTCTTCGTTCATGCTACAAACAGAAACCCCACTCAGTCTGTGGTGAGAACTCCCGCTGAAGCGACGGGACGTACACAGAAAGAGTGGGGATAAATTGGTTGAACATGGCTTCAGTTATGGATGCCAACGCTTGCTTCTCACGGCTCGCGTTGACTGGTTACCTTTAGCTCGGCATTGGACTTTCGTCCAGCGTGAACTTATCGAAAAATTCGGCTCTGGTGCGGACGTAAAACTGACCGTCTTTGGAGTAGATCACGCAGAGCCGCTTGGTCTCACCAATGCGGAGTTGCGCTTCGGAGATCAGCTTAACGACCAGTTCAGGGTTTGTTTTTGAGCGAAATTGCATCTGTTGGGTAATAGTGAAGCGTTGGATAATTACCGCGAGTGTGAGTGTCGATGCGGAACTTTTTGGACTGCATCAAACCAAGCTTAACGGATCTACCGAGAACTTGACCGGCAGCGTTTGGAGTGACACCCCATTCATCTGACCATTGAGCCGCCGTCTTCCATCCTTCTGGAACCTCTTCGGGTTGTTTCTGGATGGCAGACCGGAGTTGCTTCAAAAGCTCGGCAGAGTCCATTTCTTTTCGTTTTGCGGCCATTGGTGAAGGTAGAGTTGCGCTGAGTTGTCGGTGTATTCGCCAAAGACTATTCCATGAGACCAAGCTAAGGTTGATCTCCGTTTTCCTGCGTAATCCATTGCAGGAATGTCTGCAAGCGTTCCGACACAAAAGCCAATCGGATTTGATTGAGTTCGACCAGTTGCTTGACCTGCTCGGTGAGCATGAGCCACAACGCAGTTGCCAAATGTTTCAGCGGAGTCACGCAAGAAGTTCTCACCATACATAACACCGTGTCCCCATCGAAATCCGCCCAACCGATAGAACGAGCGATCAAGTGCGTCGTTGTATTTGATAAATGTATGACAGTGTTTCTCAATTGGTTTTAGCATTCGTTCCCATACAGCCTCAGCAAATCCTCTTACAACAGCGTTATGATGATTGAGATACTTCTTAGCGCGTTCATCATGGTTTCCCATTGTGAATACCGTGGGACGTAACTCATTAAGGAACTTTGCTCCTTCTTGGATATCGTCTAAATAGTCATCGGCTTGATCCGAGTCGTTGGGGTCTCGGAGTGAACCAGACCGCAATGCGGCAAGATCGTAAGCGTCCCCGAGATGGATTACTTCGTCCGGTTTGAACTTCTCTCTGAACAACAGCACCGCAGCGAGTGCATCTTGATTGGCTCGGTTCCCATGACTGCAACCAATCGCCATGACTCGACGCTGGCTCTTTGTGATGTTCACAATTGGCAATAATCATAGAATTAGAGCTTAATCAAGACACACTCGCGTTGATAATCGTGAGATATGGTTACTTTACTCGCAGTTTGCCATTTCTAACGCTCCAGACCCAATACTCGGACACGTTGTACCGCTGAGACAGTTCTCGCAGCGTGTAAGTGTCGTTAGCTTTCCGCACCGCATCGACCACTGACTGGTCAATGTGACGACCGGATGGACGGCCAATCTTCGGCTTTGGCTTCAGCTTGCGCTGAGGTTTCTCAGCCGTCTGGTGAATTCCAAGCAGCTTTGAGATGGATTCCTTAGTTAGACCGAGTTTTTGCAGTATGCTCATTTTGGAATAGTTCTGGATGAAATGTAATAACGTGAAAATCAATAACGTGTCGTAGATATGCTCCCCAAGATTTGAAACCGAGTTTTGACGCTTCTTGTTGTAGTGCTGTTAGTGTTTTGTAATCCATCTCGAAAGATGTATTCACTTTGTCTCTGTTACTATCCAGTCGAAGTTGTTCTGCCATGATTCATTTAGTTCGTTGTAAGTGTTATTCTTGATCTTCCATGTAGAAGGGTCGCGTTTTGATTTAGTGTGGCGACAGACTAGTAATATTACCAGTTGTGATATCTTAGTGTTACGGAGTTGGTGATCCGACGGGAGTTCGTGGAGTTTTGTGGTCATGGTTTCTCGCTTAGTTCTTTGATGATCTTGGTCCTCGCTCTGCCCTTCGCTTTGACGATGAGTTGCAGGATGCAGATTGGATTTACGGTTGAAATGTGCTGCCAGTATGGTCTGGCTGCGTCGAGTTCCCGTGCGCGGTCGATGTCCACCACCAGCACCTCGCTGGTCATCTTGTGCTTGTAGACGAAGGCGACTGACAGGGTTGGTGGGATGCTCATTCAAAACTCCATGAGGTGATATACCCGCTTGCGAAGCTGGGCGACTTTGGCTCGCTTCTCAAACAGTTCGTGATGGGATGCGACGGTGTAGTGAACCACCCCATTACTGTCGTGGAATGAGTTGCAGTACGCTTCAAGGAAAGCGATGCGCTCTTCCATGCGGCGGATGCGCCAGTTGCGATACCATTTGAATGGATTCATTTCTTCCCCCTCTCCTCCTCCAGAATCTGAAGCATTTGACTCGCAACATGACCGTCTGAGCCGTCTCGGAAGAACGCCACAGATGCTCGGTGGATGCGGTCCTCCAGTTGTTTGATCCGATCCTCCCGCTTGCGGACTTCAAGAGCGATTGCGCGGAGTTCGCGTGGATGGTTGCAATCGGGAGACTCCGCTAGGAAAAGGATTCGTTCCTCAACACTCACAGCTTGTCCTCCTTGGCTTTCATCCAGTTATCAATCGCTTTTAGGACATCGGAATGGCTATTCTCAACGCTCTCCAACCGCTTGATGCGCTGCTTCTGTTCTTCAGCACCTTCGTAGAGTTGCGCTACTTTTGCAGTCAGTCGCTCAATCTCGACGCTGGCTGCGTTGAGTTCGCGTTCGAGTTGGCGGGCGAAGTCGGCATCGCAGACCTTATGCTTGGAATCATGCGGATAGAACGCTTCCGCATCTGTCCTCGGCGTCTCGACCATTTTGTTGGTGTCACCAAGATGGTTCATTTCGCCTCCTTCCATTTGAACTGCGCCTTACCGCTCGCGTCGGCCACCCATTCGGCATGGCCAGCGCGGATTGCTTCTTCCTTCATCTGCTCTATTCCGTTCGTTCTTCCGCATAGGTTTGAGATGACGCAAGTAAACAGGACCAAGACGACGCATGGGATTATCAACAGAGGCGCAGCGTCTTTCATTTCGCCTCCTCCACGACCCCACAGGGTTTCCAAGTCACACCGCCGTCGGTGCTGTGTTCCCGTTCGTCCAGCCACAAGTCCCTGTCGGATTGCACCGATACCCAGCCGAGGAGAACTCGGTCCTGCGGGTTGCGCTTGAATCTCATCCACGCCCCCAGCGGCACCTCATCCGCAGTCCACGGGCGGAGCTTGGCGGTGGGTTTGATGCGGTAGTCGCAGTTATCGAAATCCCAACAGGGTTCATCTGTATCGCACCAATCTGGTTTCAACGACTCTTTTGGATTCCAATTCTTCCCGCACCTTTGGATTTGGTATCCGTCCAAATACGCCTCCATAATCAGGATAGCGGCTCGTGTTTCATTGCGTGTCATTTTGATTCCTTTCTCTGTAGGTATTCACTGACCGCCTCATCGGCGATGTACTGCAGCTTGTATCCTTTGCGTTGTGCGTAGTCTTTCAACTTTTGGTGAGTTTCGTCGCTGACCACAAAGGTCTTCGCGGTGGGCCGTTTGGGTTTGGTGTTCATTTGATTATGTGTGAATAAGATCCGTGTAATTCTAAAGATGCTTGGTTATATGCATTAGACGCTTCAACAGCGGTTTTAAATCTTCCAAGTGATTTCTTTTTACCATTGATTCTAATTCTGCTCCGATATGCTCCATCTTCAAATGTTACTCCTTTATAGGGTACAAAGCCTCTAACGCGCTTTTGGTTCCATTGATTTTGCTTGTTTGTCGAAACACGCAAATTTGACCTTCGGTTATCCAATGTGTTTCCATTAATGTGATCAACGAATAATAATGCTCCGCAATCTGCAATCATTCGATGTAAATATAGCATCTTTCTGTTATCGTTTACTTTTTGGAATGTATACACATATTGGTATCCTTTTTGCATTATGTGGACGTTCCACTTAATGTGTTTTACAGATTCCCAGTCTTGTTCATCTACTAGAAACTGTCTTCCATTTTTCAATGTCACTGTCATTTTGCTTGGCGGTTTGAAGTTGAACTTTTAATGCGTATCTATCGGAGCAGGTCTTTTTGAACCCGTCGGGGCCAGAATTCCACACTTTAGCAAAATCTGCAACAGTTGGTTTCCGTCCGATTCGCTTTTCGGTCACGTAATGCCTCAAGTAAATCTCACAAACCTTACGAGCCGCAATCCGGTTGGTCATCTGCTGGTGAGTGTAATGCGTACCAGCGATCCGGTTAACGTCTACCACAACTGACTTGTGGATCTGGAGCGCACCGATTGCTCGACCGCCATCACCAACGGCATTGTCTCGACCGTTGGACTCCACGGTGATGAGAGCCGCTATGAGTGGTCCAAGATTCACTTGGAACCTTTCAGCCAAGCTTGAGCTTTGGCTTGATACAGTTCGTCGGCTGACAGCAACCGTCCGCTGTTGTCGCTGATTCCGATTAGCTCGCGAGTATGGAGCCAGACCTCTCGCGCTCGCAGTGCTTCCAGAATGCTGGAGTGCTGACTTAGCGAACGGTTCTCCTTATCCTTACAATGGTATTTCATAGATTAAAATGGTATTTGATGGTTGTTGATGGTTTTGAGCGTTGGTCGTATGCGCTCCCCACGTTTAAAACTAAGCCATCCAATTCTTTTCTGCGATTGGTTGGTCTTGATCCAGTTGGAAGTGGTGAGCGCATCCACCATCTAAGAAGCTGAACTTGATCGAAGGACCACCGTACCAACCCATAATCGGGCAGAAGGTGTTACAGGTGCGGACGATCTTTGAAACGATCTGTGTGCTGTACTCAAGCGGTCCACGCTGGACCCTGACTAGATCGCCAACTTCAATGTCCGCGAACGATTCGATATCTTTGAATTGCATATGATCTTGAATTACTTGTTGCGGCTGGCGTTGAGCATCTTGGCTTTGTAGGAAGCCTCACTGAGGCTGTTGTTGCCAGCAACGTAGTCGCAGACAAACCCAAGCTTCTCTTGATCGGTCAGATTTTCGGATCGAACAATGCGAAGCATCCAAAACTGACCAACTTTGCACAGCTTCTTAAGCTGAGGCTGGATAACGGATTCTACGGTGTTCATATGGTATTTGATGGTATGAGTTAGATTTGCGCGTTGGAGAGTCGCGCCCCTCTTGAATTGTCAGGCTGCGATCAACCCGTTCTTTGCGATCAACTTACGGTTCGCTTCGGTCTTGCTGACCGATTTGATCCTCACCAATTCGGTGGCTGTTCCAGCGTCAGCAACAGATCC